TAAATAAGTCGATAATAGACAAAGTTAAAACCTTAGTCAAGAGTCCGAAGTACGACAAGATCAATGACTCAAGAGAAGCAATGAAGAATGTTGCAATCTTTTGCACTCCACCGAAAAACAATTCTGATGTTGGAATGGTTCGAGTAACTGACAAAGGTAATGGAAAATATGATTGTATGGTACAAATTACAGGGCATTTCAAGAACGGGCAAAAGAACTCCATTGAGAAACTTCTTCACCAATTCATTTCTGACGTGTATGCTGAAATGAAATCTGGAATACAGAAGGAGTACAAAATCAGACTAGACAACGAGTCAGAGGACAAAGACTTTGAAGGATGGGATGCATATCCATCGAATGAAATAGCAAAGCAGGTATGGGATCTACTGGAGAATGTGGGGAATAAGAACGTGAAGAAGCCAAAGGAATTAAAGGAGTCAGAATCTTCTGATGCATTCGACGAAAAACATCTCGACACAGGTAGTTGGAATTATCCAGAACCAACTAGGAACAATGCGAGCAAAGAAGAAGCAATGAACTGTAAACACTCCTGGGTGTATGGTGGAGGATCCATATGGTGTAAACATTGTGGGTGGTTCAGTCAACCAGATAAAAGAATAACTAAAACTCCATCTGGTAAAAGTGGGGAAGTTTTGGAATCAGCACATGACAAAGTAAAGGAATTAAAAGAGTCCGGTGAAATGCTTTTGGAGACTGACTCTACTATCATGGAATCTATATTTATTAAGTTTATAGATGCCATTATAGTAGACGGTGTTTGGAAGTTTGTAGGATATTTAATACCCAAGATAGATTCTAAGATCAATAGTAAATTCATAAGAAACACAGTATCAAATATACTGGGGACATCTGTATTCGATTTAACAAAATATGAGAATAGGGCTACTATACATATTAGGAATGTATTTGATAAGAGCTATCCATTGGCAGCTAAAGGACTGGTTCAAGATGTTGAAGATATGTATAGAGGGGTTGCCACGTTTGGAACACTCGTGAAAACCACGGAGAATAAATCAAAAGCTCAGTTGTTTTCCAATGAAGGGCTAGCTTTTATCTATACTGATGTGGCTAATGTATTGATAAATAGATCGGATTACATTCAATTTCGAAAAAACATTAATTCCATAAGTTCTCAGGTGGTATTTTCACTCACGGACGTTTCACAGTCTGGGATAGACATAGAGCATATGGAAATTCAAATCGATGCGATACTTCCCGCTAAAAAATTTTTACAAATAGGGAAAAAGATATTTAACGAATCTTCAGAAACCCTTGAATATAATACCGACATGTCTGAAACACAAGCCAAGAAGACATTACAAACTCTATCCCAGTCGCTGATGACCGACTTCTCCAAGGATAAGAAAAAGAAAGTATCTCAGTACACAGCCAACATCTATGCCAATATCATAACCAAGAACTTATTACCGAAGTGGACTAGTGGATTCAACAAGTTAAAAATTACGCTAGATGGGGACAAATCACTTCCGATTTTCGAATTCATATCTCCATCAATGAGTCAAGACTTTGTATCTCGTTTCATAAATGGAAGAGAAACTCTCAAGTCCTTCATACACAAGAATTCTGAGATCAGAATCAAGATGTCTCCAAACATATTCCGTACGATGAAAGATCCAAATGACGCCTACAATTTCTTCAAATTAGCTGTTCAGTATTACGATACGAAGCTTGAAAAAGCTGGCAATAGATTGATGATTGAGGTTATGAGGTTAGGACATAACATGAGACATCTAGTTGCCAACAGTAAGCTGAGTGGCTTAGTCACATATCCATTGAGTTTGCTATTTGTGTTTGATGAAGTTGATATGAATAACAAAGATACTTTCTCGATTAGTGATGATGATATCCAGACTGTCAATAAATTTGTTCGAAATATAGCTTCTCACTATGCAGCTCCTGAGAAGGAAAAGAAAAAGATAATTGAAGATGTCAAAGACATGGTCAAGAATTTGAGAGAGTGTTGTGAACCCGGCGATAATATGAAGAGTTTATCTCATCTGGCAGAAGCCGTAGAGATGTTGTATTTCAACGGATACGAGGACATGATATTAGAATCCTCGAGAACGTTCATCGATGAACAAATAGATCGACAGTACAAATCAGAATCTGTTCAGACTCAGTTGATGTATGAGAAGTTTGGAATGAAGAGACTGAAAAAGATTCCAACAGATTTAGTTGCATACATTAGCGTTGAAGCAGAATCAATCAGAGATTCTAATGACAAACACATGTTGATTTCGTACTTGCTAGGTAAATTAGAAATCATTGACTGGTACATCGAATTGCTGTCTGTTGGGTCTAAAAAATACGTAGTACCTCACAACAAAGAATATCTAGAAAGAATGAAGACACAGCTGTTGTCCCTCTATAAAAAGATAATGGATGTGAAAATAACCAACCCGAATGACAGACCTCTGATTGATATCAAATTTCCAAAAGGGTATGAAGGGTAATTGACAAAAAGAAGGGAGGCTAGCCTCCCTTCTTTTTAGTTCTTTATTACTGCTCCTTTTGTAAACACATGTTAGGCCTACCAATAGTAACAACATGCCAATTCAGATCAAACATATTCAATAGATTGTCTGAAGTAGTGTTAACTTTATGATTTAATTCTTCTTTGTACAAGGGTGTTACCTGGAGAAGACGTAATCTCCTTCCATCAGAAAATTGGAAATATGTTGGCTCGCTCTTCGAGTCTATCACCGGGCCAATTACCAGTAAACTGCTGAATCCACTTTGAGATTCTTTCACTTTCCAGTCAGCCATTTCCATGGTGTGTCCCTCATCTAAATAGCTATCATTGCTAATAAGAACACGTCCCATGTCTTTTAGCCATCTGATCGGCCAGTAGCATCTTTCGGTGGAGGCCACATCATCACATCCTGGAAGATACAGATGCCAGTCCATTGGGAGTGTCATTACCAATTCGACTCTATTACATCCACCTGAATCATACATGGTAGTTTTCATTGGGTGAGATCCAGCTCCCATTGTTACCAATGTCCAGTATTGACGAGAAATCGATGGTTTGTATATCACAACGTCTAGATGGATATCGTTTGACACTATCTCATGTAGATTTGTATAGCTATCACCAAATAGTTCACCATAGAATTCGTATAACTCAACCATGTCCTCTTCTGTGTACCAGGTATACTTTTTCTTTCCAGGTTTATTTTTTACCAGATGGCTTGTGAATTTATTCTTCATTAACATTCTCCTCTTCTATTTCTACTCCTTCACACCAGGGTATGTATGGTTTACCATTTTCATCAATACGAGAATTGTATATTGAGACCCATTTACTGTATTCTTTATTCAGCATTCTACGAAGCATCTGATCTATAATCCACTGTTTATGATCTTCACCACTAACCGCCCCGTACTTCTCAGCTACAGTAACAGCCTCCCTTATCTTGATATCAAGTAGAGGATGTTCTTCCCTTATTAGAACCTTCTGTGATGGTATTTCAATACCCCACTGTCTGAACTTCTTGAGTAGAAGTTCCTTGGTACGCTTGACATGTTCATCAATATTATTGGTATGCCCATGTGTTCTGGCGATTGCTAACCTACGGAAGAAATGCTCTTGATCTTTTGCTATCAGGTCAAACATCTCTCCTACCGTTTTTATTCCGAATGTTCTCTCAATCAGTTTACCAGGAAAGCCTGATGTTAGAAGTTCAGATAATTGGGTATCTGGATTAGATGCAGCAATTTGTCTCTTACTACATCTATCGTGATACTCGTCTTTTCTTGTCTTGCGAATTTTAGCCACTTCATCCAAAGCTTCATCGGTGAGGAAGTCATCTAGATCCATAGCATACGAATATTGCCATTTACCATGCCAACAATAGTTGTAGCTCACATTATTTAGAAGGCCCCCATCACTAACTATTCGTATTGCCTCATCCTCTTTGAGAAAAGCGTTTATTCTCGCTAATACCTCAGTTCTCTTTTCTATATGGGAAGAGTTTGGCCAGTAATCCATAGTAGGAACTCCATCATCAAAACCATATGTAATATATATGCATGCAGCGAATCTATTGATGTCAGGATCGTTGTGTCGTATGGAGAAGAATTTAATCAGATCCCAATGAAGTTTCTCAAAATCACATTTGGTAAATAGCTCATCGCAGTTCCTGAAGAATTCAGATCCCTTCCGGATGTTATCTCTATAGAGGTAAAACAATCCCTTGTTGTATGCTTCTGGGTTATTCAGTTTTTGGTTCTCAAATAGTTTCATTGTATCCTCCAAATTAGATCTTCGACATCACAATCCATCAATTCCTGCAAGGACCATGGGCACTCTGATGCAAATGACTTAGTAGTACTAATTGAGTAATCATTTTGGGAAGTTGATAGTATCCATTGAAATTCCTTAACAGCTCTACTGTATGCAACGTCTAGTTGTTCTACTACCATTGAGATGATATTTTTCCTCCTCTTCTTCAAGTCCCATGCTGTTCTCCAAATAATTTCTTTCCTGAAATTACGAATTTCTTTCATGAGATAGTCACTGCTATTTTTATTGTTTCCGTATGCAAGTTTGAACATGTGTAACATTAGTAATTCTAGAAACGTTAGCACGTTATCAGAAACACTCCTGTTTGACTCCAGGTATAATTCATCAACCGTTTCCCAAAACTCCTCATTTTCACCAAGCTCATAATAGTTCACCGCCTTCTGAATAGTTGCTAGAGTTTCTTTTATCACTCGCAAATTCTCGGTGTTGGCATTTACTCTTTCCATCATTTCACGTAAATCTTCTGGTATTTTATCCATTATTAACATCCTCTCCTTCAAATAATAATATTAGCTCGACTATTGAGCTATCGATAAGTTGCGATAGTGTCCAAGGACACTCTGTTGGAAACATACTGATATTTTCGATGCTACATCCAGAAGGTTCATCAATTATGGTACTTTGAAATCTTCTAACAGCTCTGATGTAGGTAATCTCTATTTCATTCTCCACAAGCTCAATAGCTCTTGTATTACGTTTATTCTTGTCCCAATCCAATATATCTGTTAGGTCAAATCGGAAATTCCTGATTTCCCTATTTAATATATTAGAAGATCTTTCATCTCTTCCATACATTATCTTGAAGAGGTGAATCATTATGAGTCTCACAAAACTCAGGGCATTCCTAGCATCTGCTTTGTTCGACTCCAAGTACAAACCATCTGCTTCGTTTAAAAACTCTTCCCTTCTACCATTCTGCAGATGTTCCAGTGCAACATTAGCACGTTCCAATAGCTCTCGAACTACTCGAAGCTCATTCTGTACTACTTCGTCAAAATTAGCATTCATAAACATTTCCCTTTCTTATTATTCTACATTAGAATATATAATTGAAAAATGATCCAATACTACCTAGATAATAAGCAATCAGTGCGTAATAAGGAGGTGAGTAGCATTAGTGATATCAGAGAAATAAATGGTAAGTTATTCGATTTTTCTCCAACAAACAAATCATTCATTCAGACAGCAATGGAGCTGAAGGTACTTGGAATAAAGAACTACTACTTCATGTTGTATATAATCAATCCACGAGTTGCTGACATAGATCCATTCAAGCCAAATATAACCAAGCAAGAAGTTCAAGCCCTAATGCATGAACTACAGAACAATCTATGGTTTTATGCAAGAACTGTAGTTAGAATGAGAACCGACAAAGGTATAGTTCCATTTGAGCTTCATAGAGGACTAGCTGCAGCTCTATGGTGTTTTGATAAAAGATATGACTGGTGTTTGTGTGAACCTCGTCAAACATGGAAAACCACAGGAACTATTGCTACCATAGTTGCATGGGCATTTCAGTTATCTCAAAATTTGAATGTACATTTCTTCGGGAAAGAGACAGATAATACAAAACGAAATTTAGCCTATCTCAGGGATTACATAGAATTACTACCGGAGTGGTTGCAGTTCAAAAGATACCAGGCAGACGATGGAAAGGTGAAGAAAGCCAGACAGTCTACTGAGATACTTCAGAACAATTTACTTCACAATAGGCTGGAGATACATCCAAGACCAGCTAGCCTGAGTCATGCTCAAGGTATGGCTCGTGGTGCTGCAGCTGCTATGTTGTATTTCGATGAGATAGAACACACCCCATTCTTCAAGGAATTACTTTCCAACTCAGCTCCAGCATTCAAAACGGCAGCCGATAATGCCAAGAGCCAAGGGAAACCATATGGTCGTATGATGACAACAACTTGTGGAAATTTGGACACAAGAGAAGGAATTGAATCAAAACCAATTATTGAATCAATGATTCCATGGTCTGAAAAAATATATGATATGACAGAAACACAGATTCAGGAATACATGTCTGTGTACAGAGAACAATATCATGCTGATGAAACTATTGTCAGAGAACGTGAGGTTATTGAGGTATTCTACCTGGAGTATCACTACTACCAGGTCAGGAAAACATATGACTGGGTAATGGAACAGTACAAGCTAGCTGGTGACAAGATGGCTATCAGACGTGAGATACTACTGCAACGTCTGAGAGGTTCATCAGATTCTCCAATTAGTCCAGAAGATATTGAGTTCCTGATTTCAAATATGAAGAAGTCTGACAAGGATCTGATTCTGAATAACAAGTGGAGATTTCGCCTCTACGACCATGGTCAAGGAAGAACAATTAATGGCTTGAAGGATTTAGATGAGAGGATACCATACATAGTTGGAATAGATCCTGCAGCAGGAGGTGGAGGAGACAATACCTCAATCACGGCCATCAACCCATATAATCTCCAGGTGGCTGCTGAGTTCAAGAGTCCCTACATTTCAGGAACCGATTTGTGCAGAGTGCTTGTTACTCTAGTCAACGAACATATTCCAAAGGCCGTGATAATTCCAGAAAAGAATTCCATGGGTATCTTCTTGATTCAAATGATCGTGAATCAAACATCCATCAAGGAGAATCTCTACTGGTCGGAATCAAAAAGACAACTTGAACAGATGGTAGAAGAATCTGAAGCAGATTACGAATTACGAAAAGCTGCAGAGTCTTGGAAAAAGTATGGAACTTATTTGACCAAAAAAGTTCGAGAAGCAATGTTTGAGTTGCTGTTCAAACATGTGAACGAATGCAAACAGCTATTGAATACTGAGTATCTAGTGGATGATATATGTAAACTGGTGAGAACCTCTACTGGAAGAATACAAGCTGTCTCCAAGGAACATGATGACTGTGTGATGAGCTATCTACATGCAATATACATCTACTACACTGGAGACAACTTAGAGATATTCGGGATCGTCAAATCAGAACATCCGATATTAGGCCCAGTTGAAATAGATATGGAAACCCGTATGGCAGAAAAGGATCATCTATCAGGATTTTTTTCTACAGAAAATGTAACATATGAATCAATATTCATCGAAGATGCTATTAGAGTAGAGGAGCAAATAAAATATTTAGTATCAGTGAATCCACATGTTCATGATGAAGTATATTCTAAAAGACGTAATGAGCTGGAGAATCCCTTCGATGATACCGTTTCGATTCAACCTCACTTTTTCGAGTTAATAAATCAATAAAATGGGAGGGACCATATGAACGAATTATTGTATGCCAAGGATGGACGAATATACTCAAAAGATTACCTGGAAATATATATTCCATCTGACTATGAAGCTGATGGATTCGCAATAAACAAGGGTGATTCATTTGAGACAATTGGAATTGTCTACATCAGATCATATGCTAACGGGGTAGAAGGTCCTATCAAATTATTGAACATTCCTTCCATCGTAAATATCTCGACATATGATATTTCAAATGACGAGATCAAAGTAAACGGTAGGACAATAAAGGTCATTGTGTCAAAGTATTTGAAAGACTCATATATACTTCATCAATCCATCCAGGAAGGGAAGGGTATTGCTGAATCCTTCCTGAATACAATGCTCATGGGTAAACTACCTAGAACATTGCAGTATTCAAAGATTCTAGATATATGGTGGAGGAACCTAGAAATAGCCAATGTAAACTTCAAGGTTCCATCAAAGATATATGAGATGATTATCGCCAGTATATATCGTAATCCAAACAACTTCAAGGAACGATATGGACAGCATTATGGCAGACAGAGTAATCCTAACGGATATGATTATGCTACTGGGAATGTACGTGGAGTAGTTGAAGGGCTATCGACATTTTCCGGGCTAGTATTCGAAGATATCAATAGAATGATTACTACTGGAATCAACAACTCAATTGAAGGAAATGAAGAGGCTGTTAGTCCATTGGAAAAAATAATTTATTATTAAAAAATAAACCCAGGCGAATTCGCCTGGGTTTATTTTTTATTGATACCTCACCGAAACAAGTTTGTCATTGACTGCCCTATAGCGGTACATTAGGTCTTCAACGCTAACTCCTAAAAGTTGTGCAAATTTACACAACTTACTTATCGGCATATGCTCAGAGATGCCAATGGATTTTTCCCATCTAGAGACCGTGTCCTGTCTTACACCCAAGAGTCTCCCAAGATGTTCCTGGGTAAGTTTGAGATGCGGTCTGAATGTTTTTATCAAACTGCTGTTTGTTGTTCTGCTGGCAACAAACTCTTTGTACGTCATCAAGTCGTTGTCGTTCATGATTATACCTCCCAAGTATAATATATTTTATTTTGTTACATATATAGAATATATCATTGAATTAGTAGGATATATGATACACGGAAACTTACCATATCAATATCACGTATTCTTTAACTTTACTTAGGTGGCTTTTGGTACTTATAGTCTCTACTATATATTTTTGATACTTCTCAGTCTTATCCACCACAAACAAGTACTTGTTACACTTGAACCTCTGTAGGCATTCGTCTATCCAATCATCACAAGATTTCCTACTTACTGGGACATCTAACCATTGTTCTTTATCACCATATGGAGGACATGTGAATAGACAGCCATATTCACCTGATGACTGTAGTATATCCCTACAAGTAACTGTAACAATATCTCTCTCGATGCAGCTATTAGCTACTAAAAACTCAATGATGTCATTAGACTCCCTGACATGTATCTCACTGATGTCCTGTCCTACATACTGTTTACCCAATGCTAGTGTACCCAACATTCTACCACTGAACCCACTGAATGGATCAAATACAACTTGATAGTCATTGAGGTATTTGTGAATGAGTAACTTAGCTCTACCAGCTGAGAATACACTAACCTTTGGTGCTATCTTACTGATGTTAAATCCCTGGAGAATTTTGTTTGGGTTTAGATGATTTATGTAGATAACTCTATTCATTATAACCTTCTTCAGTAGGTCATCATCATACCATGCTGCATGTGGTGATATATCACCTTTCACATTAGCTGAATATATGGACTCATGGAAATGGGTAATTACTCTATCCCCCACCCGACTATTGGTGGACTTCTTGAGATATTTATAGTTTGGATCTATTTTCCCCAAATGTTTCCATGCAGTAATTAGATCTTTTTCTTGGTATTTAGGATTTGGGAATGGTATGTTTCTACATGTTTTGAATTGTTCCTCAATAAATTCGTCATAATTCAGTACTAGTTGTTTGATCATGTAATCGAATGAATTAGAGAAACTTTCCTCGTATATGATACATAATTTTACACCATTGGGGATAAATTGATATCTACGCTCGTCATATTCCTCTTTGCCATGTATACCATCATAATCTCCATAATCTCCATGAAAGCGTCTACCGTCTAGATCTACCACCATAGCTAGTTCATTGGTAACTTTATCGTATATTACATAGTCCCAACGTTTAGGGATTCCTTCAACTATTACCCTATATTCCGGGTAGATATGAAATTGATTTGAGATATATGATTCTTCGAACCATTTTTCGAATTTCTTGTGTAGATTATTTTTTCCACCGGTTTTGGCCAACCTTTTGTTATTGTATTCAAAGAATTGTGCATCAGTCATACCGTTTAGCCACTTGAAGTAACCTTCTGTTGCAACCTTGCTACGAGACATTAGATCCTCTTTTGATAGTCCCTCATAGTATCTGTCTCTTCCGGTATGCAAGGAATTAAGATGACTTGTGATATGTTCTTGTTGAGCCTCAGGTGATAATGAGTTAAACCATTTTTCCCTATCTTCTAATAATCGTTTACCTTGGAATTTTGATAGCATTGGATCGTCAATATACGGCTGCTTGTTCCGGGAAGATCTTTCTTGATCTTCCATGGAATCCCAATAACTTTTACTATGGATACTATGGGCATCAGGATTGTCGATATAATATTCATTCATTTTATCTCCATGAATATTCCCAAGATCAGGATTATCGACATATTGTTGCTTACTAATACAACTTCTACACTGATAATACCCTCTCTTTGTTACAGTTCTATACCCTTCATATGAAAGGGTTTCCTTCACTCCACAATCCTTGCATATGAACTCATACTTTCTGGTGTACATAGGATTGTTACTCTTTCTTGCACAGCTTCTGCATCTATAGTATCCTTTCCTCTTGGACCTACGTGATTGCTGTTTGCTGCAGTCAAATTCTTTATGACATTTGTCACATGCTAGTATAAATCCTTCTGGTTTAATTTTTGGCATTATCCTACACCTCCTGCTTTATCATTATCATTATAATATATAATTATCCTGATGACCACTTGATGCCATATCAACAACTAGTTAAAAGAGTTATCAAGGATTTACTCATCAAAAATATGTAGAAAAGGAGATAGGATAATATGGCATCGAGTGCTCAGATAATACCCTACTATGCTCACCCTCATGTCCACACTGTAATTTTTGACCAAACGTGGTATGATGAGACTGTGGCAACCCCGATTGATCCAGATGATCTGCCATATGGAACCTGTGTGGTGACCGGGGCCGATACTGGTATAGACAACACGTTCATCAAACTGAGTAACATCAGAACGAAGCAAGCATTGTTTGGAAGGGGTAACTACCAAAGGTACGGTCAGTCTTCGTTGCAGGCTGATGCATTATTCAATGGGCATACTAGTGTATGGTTTTGCAGAGTATTACCTGATAATGCAACGTATTCCAATATGGTTGTGTTGGCTCACTTCCGTAGCGGAAAAATACTGGATGAGCTTTCTCAGGAAACTGGTAAGATTCGCATGGAGGTTAAATTCTCCACAGCGTATGCAGCCAAACCGTATCTTACCGAAGGTGCAATGAGCGATGGAGATATAGAAGAGTTTGGTCAGAGTTTAACTAAACTAACCCCAGATCCATTGACTGGGTACATGACTGTACCTCTTTTCTACGTAAGGAGTATTGGTCGTGGTAGGTATGGCAATCATTACTCGATGAGACTTGCTAGAGACAATGAAGCAGAAAAAGAATATGGTATGAAGATGTATCGTTATACTCTTCTGACCAATGATCTCAGAACTCGAGTAACCAATATGTTTGCCGGCTCCATGTACCAGACTACCAGATATGAAATGTCCACATTGGTGGACGATGTTCTTGACCAATTCTCTACCGGTTCTTGTCCTGTGAAGATTCATACATACGAGGATAGCTTTGTTCATCTGTATAATTTTTACAAGGAAGAGATAGTAGACAAGAACTCGGTATATGTTGGGGCATCTGGTACTGCAGATGATATAATTGAACTTGGATATGCCAACTCTATTCTTCCAGATGCATTTGATCCCATATTTGGTATGAGATTGAATACCAGGAGTTCTCAATTGATTCCGTACTACAGAAATTATACCGTCAAACCAACCGGTCCTTGGGTTGAACCAAATTTAACCGTTCCTAACACAGTAGGAGCTCAGAAGCCTCTCAATATTTCTGATTGGGCTACTGCATTTGTTGGTGCTAGGGTACTGGTAATAGCGGATCCTCTCAACGATGGATACCGTTGGATATATCGTGTAGTTCACATTGATCCTGAGACTGGAAACATTGTCTATGACGAAGGGCAAGAGACAGAGATCGATGCCGATCAATACAATGGTTTAGATCTTCAGATTCCAGTTGGAAATAGATTCGATGGTGGACATGACGGCGACTTCCAAGAAATTAGTGTTGGTGGAGATGTTCGTTCTCCGAATAGTGCTGAGATGAAGCTCTTGCTTTCCAAGGAGTATGTCAAGGCATTCCGTGGAGAAAAGGATAGAAAGATTTTATCTCCGGCTCGAGTTAATTTAGATTTCATATTTGATGCGAATTACAATATGACGGCTGATGAAGATATCTGGTTGGATACTCAGATGATGCCGCTGTACACCCAGTCTACCATATTGACAGACAAAGATGCTCAACAATTGGCTATTCTTGGATCTAACAGCTTCCTGGTTGACTTCAGTGATCTCAATGTCAAGAGAGCCATGTATGATCTCAATCAGTTCCGTAATCGGAATGGTATGACCGTAGATCTTGCAGAAGGTGCTGGGTGTTTATTGCATCTCGACTGTAATTTGACTGGTATTAGAAATGTAACAGTAAGCTCTGAATTAATTGATATCATCAATATGATGGAAGAATTCGATGGACGTAATACTTCGATCGATCTTGGGTACTACGAAATCTATGATCCCATGTCGAGTAAAAGAGTTCAAGTTACTACGACCTACTTCCTTGCTCAGAGTCTTGTACCTCATATCATGAGAGAAGGACTGAATAAACCGTTCACGTACAACTATGCAACCTTACGTGCTATTCGTAGGAATTCCTCCAGTAGAGTTGTTACCGGTAGTATGATCCGTGATTCGTTCCGCCCAGACATAGATCTCATAGATTGGGATGTCAAAGAACGCCTCTTCACTTCTAGACTCAACTATTATCTAACAACCGATGAGGGGAGAAGTGTTCAAAGAGCTGTACAGAATACCCGTCAAAGAGATGCATCTGCTCTTCTTGAAGAGAACAATGTACGTGTACTCAATGCTCTCAAGAAAGGTCTGGAGAAAGCTTGCAGAGGATACTTGTACGAATGGAATGAGCCAGAGGTCCGCAGAGGATACACCGAATCTCAGATGGAAGTATACCGTCCTTGGATTGGAACAATGGTTCATAACATCGAGATACTCTTCACTGCAAACGAATGGGAACAAGAGCGCATGATCATGAGATGTCTTGTCTATGTCTCATTCAGAGATATTATCAAGAGAATCATCCTCGAGATTAATATCCAACGTCCGGATTATGAAACTGGAGGAAACAAAGTCTATGAGTATGGAGCTACAAAGGCTGTTGAAAAATATGGAAATAGATTTGGAGGTGAATAATTATGGCTATCCCGAGCGTTATAACATCTCAAACAGGTGGTAGAATATTTGATGCGCCTGAAATGACGAACTACAGTATGTTCGTAGGTGGAGTAAACGCGACACATCATGCGTTACGTAATTATTCTCCACTGCTAAATGGTTTTGGTCGTCTGTTCATGGTTAGACCTCCAAAGGCAATACTGAAAATGTTCGCCGGAAACGATGGACTTTTATTCAGCAAAGATTCGTTGTTCATACAGTTCAAACATATGCTTGAATACATGAATCGTTCTGTTAGTGGATTTGCTGAAAAACGTATCGAAGATGCAGGTACTCCTATTCAAGGTGGATTTGCCGGTCGTCTGTTCAATACCCCAACTGTCACCAAGGAAACAACCAATGAAATTACGATTGGATTGTACGAACTTGTTGGAGTTCCGGTATATACTGTCATAGATGGTTGGATGAATGCGATTGGTGATGAGAACAGTGGATTGGCTACTTACGGTGGTTGGGTGTCTGGTGGTCGTAATCAGGATGGACTAGAGAAACGTCTCTACATGCGTAATGGAGAATCGGATGATGGTATTCCGTTCAACGAGGCTAATCATACGGCTGAATTCATTTATGTGATGCATGATAGGACTGGTGCTCAAGTTGAACGTGCCGTTATGTTAGCCGACTGTTACCCGAAAGGAATTGCTCAGGGTGCTGTTCTAGACATGGCTGGTCAAGGAACTCATGACAACGTAACATATGATGTTACGTTCAACTGTGTTCTGTATCGTTCTCCGATCATCACTGCTATTGCAAATGATCTCTTGAAACAGTACCGAATCGTATCGAATTCTCTCAACTTCAATCCGGAATTGGGTGACGCCGTGTACGCTCCTGAGAACATCAGTGCATTTAATCGCTCTCTTGGTCCTGTACCTGTTGACTCTGCTAGTGGTACCAACATTGGTAATCTTCCTTCGTTCTACGGTACCAATGCTCCTAAGACTATCGTACAGGATGGTTATGATTTCAATACCAACACAGCTGGTATTGGTCCCAAGCTTGCTGGACAACCAGGATACAAAGCACAGCCTAGCTGGGATGGTTTTGCTCAAGAATAACTCCCAACATACTCCCCTCGGAATGCAACAGATTAGTACACAGAGGGCTTTTCGCCCTCTGTGTATTAGTCGGTTCTCTAATTATATATTCTGAGGGTAACTACTAATAAACTAATTATT